CAATTTCTTTTAATTTTTCTCTTGTTTCTTTCCCAATTATTTTATTTAAAAGATAATATGACGGAAAAATGTAAGGGTCTAATTTTTCTTCAACACCTCCGGGTAAACTTCCAAGTTTTTCTTCTGCCTCAACAGCTGGTCTAACAATGATTATTTTTTCATACGCATTGTTCTCGTCTAATAATAAGTCTACTGCCGCTTTCATCGCTATGTAACTTTTACCTACCCCTGCAGGTCCTGAACAAATTGTGATTTGATTATTATTGAGAATATCGTAATATTTTCTTTGACTCTCCGATAGAAACTTTTGTTTAGTTTTCTTTTTAACCAAAGAACAAATTAGTTGTTTTTTTGTTCTTGTATCCACTTTATCACTTAATGGTGTTGAAGTTGGTTTTGGTTTTGTACCTCTTGTCGGTTTTTGCATTTTTACTTTTTATTTAATTTATAGTGGTTTAACCAATATTCAATCATTTCATCCAACATACTTTCAAAAGTGTATTCGGGTGTCCAACCTGTAATCTCTTTTAGTTTTGTTGAGTCTCCTTTAAGGTTATGTAATTCTTCGGGTCTTAAAAATTTCTCATCAAGTTTTACATATTCATTGTAATCTAACTCTAATTTATTAAAAACGTATTCACATAAATCTTTAACTGAATGTGATATTCCTGTTGAACAAACAAAGTCGTCTGAAGTTTCCTGTTGTAATATTAACCACATTGCTTCAACATAATCCTTAGCGTGACCCCAATCTCTTGTTGCGTCCAAATTACCTAACTTCAATTCTGTTGATAATCCTAATTTAATTTTAACCGCCTCTTTACAAACTTTGTTTGTGACAAAATTAGTTCCTCTTCTTGGTGATTCGTGATTAAATAAAATACCGTTAGAAATAAACATTCCGTATGAATTACGATAGTTACGACAAATATTATAACTAAAAACTTTTGCACATCCATATGGTGATACAGGATTCAATGGGGTTGTTTCTCGTTGATATCCATCCGAGTCAATAGAGTTTCCAAACATTTCAGAAGAAGAAGCCTGATAAATTTTAGTGTTTGGTTTAATTAACTTAACTGCCTCTAACACATTTAAAGTTCCAACACCTGTAACGTTTGCCGTGTATAATGGTTGGTCAAAAGATATTCTAACGTGAGATTGCGCCGCCAAATTATAAATCTCATCCGGATTTACTTTTTGAATAACACTGATTAATGATGATAAATCAGTTAAATCTGCGTAGTGTAATTTAATTTTATCATAGATAGAGTCTAATCTTGATGTTTGATTTTCCGCAACGGAATTACGTTTCAAAGTCCCATGAACTTCATACCCTTTTTGTAGTAAGAATTCTGCAAGATAAGAACCATCTTGACCGTTAATTCCTGTGATTAAGGCTATTTTATTTTCTAACATTTTCATAATTTTTTATAAACCAACTTACGGTTTCTTTTATACCTTCTTCGATTGGTGTAAATTGAAAATCGGGTAAATACGATTTTAATTTACCGTTATCTGATGGTTTTCTAAATTGACCATCCGGTTTTGACGAATCAAAAGTAACCTTCCCCTTAAAGTTAAATTCTTTTACCAATAAATCAACTAAATCCTTAATACTAATCTCATTTGATGTTGTAAATATGATTGGTTCAGATTCGTTATAGTGGTCTACCGCCCATTCGGAAAGTTTTGCAACGTCTTTTGAAAAAATAAATTCTCTTAAAGGATTACCTGACCCCCATACTGTGAAATCGGTATTATTTTTTTGTGCCAAATAAAGTTTATGTATTAACATCGGCATTACGTGACCTTGAGATAATGAAAAATTATCATTTGGTCCATATATGTTTGTTGGAATAACCGAAACATAATTTAAACCATATTGTTCTCTGTACGCCCGAATTTGAATATCAGCCATTCTCTTAGCGTAAGCATAAGGGTAATTCGAATTATGTGGTTCTCCTAAATGAATTTTAGATTCAGTTAAAGGGTATTCTACATTATCCGGAAATACACAAGTTGATAAAAAAGATACTAATTTCTCAACTCCATTTCTTCTTGCAGATTCAATAACATTGGTGTTTATCATTATGTTGTCATAAAAATATTCTCCTTTGTAGTTCATATTACCACCAACTCCTCCAACTTTACCAGCACAATGAATTACTTGCGTTGGTTTATATTTATCAAACATCTTTTGAGTTTCATCAAAATTGGTTAAATCAAATTCTCGACCTGTCTTAAAATCTGCGGTTATTGACGACCCCACTAAACCGTGACCACCTGTTACTAATAATTTTTTCATATTGTTTTTTTTTAATAAATGTTTAAATAATATTCGGGGTGTCTATTTTCATTTTCGTCAAAAACGTCACCAACAAATTCTCTGTTTATTCTTTCGGATGGAAATGGTTTTGAATTAGTATTATAATTCAAATAAGAATCATGTGTAAAACTATTATTAATTACTGAAGGGTATATTTTTTCTCTTAAAAAATTTTGGTCAACCTGCCAAAAATCACCTTTAGTGTAATCATTAATTAATTCTTTTATATTTTTTAATAATCCATTTCTTACTCCCCACATACCACCTAAAATTTCGGTATTATGATAAGGATGGTCTCTCATTATATGAAAATCTTTATCAGATGATAACCATTCGTCAACCGCTAATTTTTCTCTTAAATTTAATCTTGAGTCAGTATCTCTTGATAACATTATCTCTGAATCTTCACAAGCATAAAATCTCCAAAACATACCTGTCCAGTCCCCATCAACACCCATCATAACAACTTCAGTGTTTGGTAAAGAAATTAACGTTTTAATAATATCTGTTGGAACAGACTCACCACAATAAAATCTTGAAATCCATCCGGGATAAATGATTGATGTTAATTCCGCATTTCTTATGGCACCTATAGTATACTTAGGGTTATCACCCCAAAGGGAAAAACTAATTACTTTTTTCATAGATAAAAGTTATTTTGTTTTCTACTCATAAATAAGTTTCTATCATGGCTTTCATTTATTGAATTTACTTGATGAATAGTATCTCGTTTGCCATACCCCCAATCAGGATGTTCATGTTCAATGATAACTTCATCAAAATAAGTTTGTTTTTGTAAAAGATTACCAACTAGCATAAACTCATTATCTGACCAAACTGATTTGTATTCAGGGTGGTAGATATAGTTAAATCTTTCGTAATATTTTTTACCTAAAATACATAGAGTGTTTAATTTATTTCCTTGGTGGCCATCATTAAACCATAAAACACCATCAGTGTCGGGATAATGTTCTTTCATTTTATTACGAATAATATTATCATATCCTTTAACTTTTGGGGTCATATCATCAGACGCCAATAATACGATGTCCCATTCATCTACAGTTTCAATGTCTCTATTTACCGCATGAATTTTAGAAACACTATTTCCATAAACATATTTTATATTCTTAAATGTGGTAAAAATATCGGCAACCTCAGGTGAATTCATTTCATCATCATCATTATCTAAAGTTATTAGAAAAAATGTGTTCTCAATATCTTCACATAATCTTTGATATTGTTTTAATACTGTAAAAAATTTATTCTTACGATTTCTTGTTGGGAATTTAATTAATAATTTCATTATAGTTTGATTAGATATCCTTCAGGTTTTGTCCCTGATTTATAAAATTTAAGTCTGTTATTATAAGACAAAGACAATTCATTGAATTGATTACCGAGTTGGTGGTTATCAATTACCCCAATATGATATCCTTCATTGAGTAATTCAATACAAAGATTCCACGGTTGTGAATTAACTAAATTGTCCGTACCTTTCTTAAACCCTATGTCTTCAATAATAAAAGGAATGTCTTTATTTGGGTTTTGAGATATGTAATGTTCTTTTAAGAATTTGGAATGATTTTCATTACTTTCTTTAATTGATGTAATTAATGTTGTGTCTATATCGTATTTTGTTAAATAATCAGTTAACGTTTTTGTATCTCTCGGGAGATTAATACCCCCATATCCAAATCCGTATTTTAATGATTTTGTTCCAACTCTTGAATCTTT